AAAGATGCATCTCTATCTATTATAAATGTTCTAACATCTTCAGTGTCAAAAACCACTGTTGTATCAGAAACATTGTAACCTGAGCCGCCATTAGTTATGACAACACCAGTAATTGCTCCGTTTGATACTTCTACTCTTCCTTCAAAACCTGAACCAGGAGAAGCATTAGTATCAAATAATTGCACTGTTGGAGCTGCATCATACTGGTAACCGGCATTAGTTATGTTGAATCCGGTAACCGATCCAGAAGAGTCTACTATAATAGTAGCAGATCCTTGTGCCCCAGGACCTTTTATTTCTGTAACTGATCTATCTAAATCTAAAAATACCTCGTAAGTTTGAGGGGCGGTATAAGATATTTTCGCTACATTTCTAACAGCCGTTGGAATCCTAGTAGCATACGTAATTGATCCAACAGTTTGATAAAAAACAACATCTACGTTGGTTGCGTTTATGTTTAAAACTTCATAGTCGTTATATCCTGAAAATGCTCTAACTGATTTTTCTTCTACCCACTCTCCGTCTGATGCTCTTAAAACATATTGACTAGGAAAAGAAACTTCTACATCTTCATTGTAAACAATTTTAAAAAATGCTTCTATAGATCTTTTTGATCCTTTAGATTCGTAGATGGATTTCAGGTACTTGTATAGTGTTAGTCGATCAAACTCGGTGGTTCTTGGAAAATTGTGAGCTAACTCTTTTGACCATTTATCCAGTTCATCCGAATCTGCATCATCAATATCAAAATATCTTTTATTAAGAAGTATATTTAGAGGGCTGCCTGCTTGATCTAAACTCGCATAATATTTTTCTAAAAAGGTAACAAATGATGTAGTTCCAGCATAGTCAGTTCTTATAAAATCAGGTAATGTCCATTTTATGTTAGGGCTACTGTTTTTAGTAAAAGAACTAGGAGTGGCTCCTGCAAAAGATACAACTGCTGTTAATACTGCTCCACCTGATCCTGCTACAGTAACATTAGGAGTTGAAGTATATCCGTTTCCTATATTGGTAACTGTAACAGCAGTAATTGCACCCCCGACCACTGTAGCTGTTGCTGTAGCTCCAGTACCTCCGCCGCCACTAATTGTGATGGCAGGAGGATTCGCAGAATCGTATCCTGTCCCGCCATTATTAATTGTGATACTAGAAACGTACCTATAATAATTTGGAGTTTCGTGCGCCATTAATTATTTTCGCTATCAGTGGTTACTACTATGTTTATTCCCAATCTTGAACCAGTTGTTGCGTTTTGTGCAGAATCGTCTATAGTCAAAATTGTATTTTTTGATGGTTTAGGATAAACTGCTGATACAGAACTCGGAGTGTTACTAGTTAATATACTAGTCAATATATCTTTAGAATCGTCATGTGGTCTTGAAGATACTTTCAAAAAAGTATCAGTTCCATATAAAGAATTTATCAAAATTGAATTTAACTGTATTTTGCCTGTATCATAGTTTATAGTTCCAACGTCACCAAATGTTTTTCCTAAAGCGTCTTGTAAAAACACAACTCCGGTTCCATTATAGTTAGGTGGAATGACACCTGAATTCGGTCTGTCTTGTAATTTTACTTTGTATGTTGCGCTTGAAATTGTAGTATCAAACCAGGTACTATGCAACTCTCTTGGTTGTATTCTACTGTTTAGGTTAATAGTTTGACTAGCAGCAGTTCCTAATGAAGGACGAAATCTTCTTTGTATTGTTGGTGTGATGTTTACAGAAACAATAGCTTTAGATGATGCTTTTACTGCATCATGTATTTTAGAATAATACAAATTTTTATTTAACTGATTTAAATTGTTATTAAAAAAATCAGTTATTGCTGTAGAAACAACATTGCTAATTTGTCCAGAAGTAAAGTTAGTGCTGTTTGGATTGTAAACTACACCTACACGCAAGCCCACATACATATATTCAGGATCTACGAATTCTGGCAAAATTGAAACAGGACATTTTGGTATAATAATATTATTTTTTATATTGTCTTTTACTGCATCTGTAATTATTTGTCCAGGAACTGGGTCCAATGAAATAAACACCTTTCCATATATTGGAGGATCATTTTCTTCTCCTCCCCAAACCGAAACAGATTGTATGGCAGCATTACTGGCTAAAATCAAACTCTTATAGTCAGAAGCATTTACTGCTCTTTCCTTTGTAGCATTGTATCTAGGAGCAGTTCTACGTATACTGTCAATAGATTCTTTTTCTGCTCCACCCGATGCCTTAACTACATTTGTTATTGTTTTTGTTTCACCGCTACCTGTCAATGTGTTAGCGCAAGTGAAAGTGTTTGCACCATTAGGAGCATCATTTGCGTTTACTAGATAGTCTATATTTACGATATTACCGGAAGTTAATTGTTTGCCTAACACACCGTCTCCAAACCTTAAAACATAAAATCCATCTAGATTTTCTTCTAAAAAGTAAACTTTAGACGTACTAGTGAGATCGAGAAGTGTATTATGTAATGTAAATGTTTCTACTGTGGAATCAGATATAGATGTTGTTACTCTAACACGTAATGTTGTTGTGTCTACATTCAAGTTAGGTATAACAAAAGGACCTGAAAGAGAATTAGCATCCACAATAAAATTGTTTGAAATTCTAGAACCTTCTCTTATAGGTAAATTGCTAAAAACAAATGTAGACACCCCATCTACATTAGTTAAAGATGCAGTTACATCTGATTGAGGATAAAAAGTATATGTGGTTCCATTTTGTGTAGTATTAAAATAGGTATCTCTGGAGAGAGTATATGAGGTTTGAGTATAACTAGAATCAGGGACCACAGACAAATCTAATTGTGCTAAAGATGACCTTGCAGAGCGAGGAGTATATCCAAGAGCTTTTGCAAGTGATACCACAGAAGTTCTTTTTATAGCAGTATCTAAAAATGACTCATTTGCCAACATATGTGCAAGCACAGCATTGTAATGTGTGTTGTATGCTAAGGTATCCAGTAATACAGACATCACTGAACCTTCAAAATCATATGAATCAAATTCAGTTTGAGAATCTAAAAAAGTTTTTAGATTTTCTTTTATTGTATCAAAATCTAAGTCTGTAACATTTAACTGTGCCATTTTTTTACCTTAATCTTTCTAAGTTCGCTGATAAAATTTGCGGTTTGTTTATTCCCACTACAAAAAATCTGAGAGTTACAGTATAACTATTTCTACTGAAATCAGGTATTACTTCTACTGATTGCACTTTGGCTCTTGGTTCATAATTTTCTAACATCAATTCTATTTGTGTAGCTATTGTTGATGCAGCTAAGTTGGACATTGGTTCAAAAAGTAAACCAACTACATTTCCACCTTTTCTAGGGGAAAAACGTCTTTCATAAAAATTAGTCATCATTAAAATTTGTATAGCCTGTTTAACAGCATTAACGTCTGTTTTTTTAGGCAGATCGCCCGTTACAGGATGTGGTGTACTTAAATCTAAATCTAAGTCCGAATATAAACGTGAAACTTTTAATTTTTGAGTAGACATATGTGTATTTATAAGTTATTTTAGCCTCGGTACAGTCCTGGAATACTAATTTCTATAAATCTTTCTTTTGCGTCAGATACTCTTCTAGTAACAATTTCAGTAAATTCTGGAACTTGTATATTGGGCAATGAACCACCTTTTATTATGTCTGCTACATTTATTTCCGGAAAACTAATAGGTGTTCCTTTTAATACAACTTGCGATCCATCCTTTTCAAAGTTAGGTACTAATTTACAAATTCTATCTAAATCTAAAGCACCACTTCTTAGAAGTTGAGGTATATCTTGTATTCTTATATTTCCTAAATCTACACCACTCCATTTTTGTTCAAGTCTAGTAAGTTCATTTGCTATATCTTCAGCTGCTAGTTGAGCAGTTAAAATATTTCTTACTATATTTGTAATATCATTTTGTACTGAATCGGGGATAAACGGCACATCAATTTCAGGCATAAGCCCCTTCAAAGAACCAATAACTTTGTCAACTTCGGTCTGTGCTTGTGCTTGAATTGCTCCGACCTGAGATTCAACATCAGCAATCATATCATCTATTTTGGACTCAACTGTTTCAAAATCTTCAGCTAATTTTGTAAGTTTCTCAGCAGGACCGCAACTCATTTCAACCTCCTATAAAAACATTAGTGCTACCAGTAGCTCTGGTATGACCACAATTGTCTGCATCAGTTTTACTGTTTACTGGTATACTGTGGCAAAAAACAGTAGAAGAACCATTGGCAGTAAAAGGAGCACCGTGTAAAGCGGCTCCATGAGGAACTACTGGACTTCCATTTACAGACAAAAGTTTGCTATTGCAAAATACATCACTATTAGAAGGAACTGAAGATATGGCAGCAGATGCTGTGTTTAAGTCCCCAAGTCTATGTGCTTGTTGTCCCATTAGTTCAAATCTATCCTTGAGCCGTCTATATCTACGTTACTCGTTGCTGTAATTTCTACATTAGAGCTAGCATCTATATCTACGTCAGTTGCTGCATCTACATCTACTTTTCTTGCAGAGTTAGCTGTAATGTCTGTTGTTTCGGTAATCATATCAATGTTACCGTCTTTCGCTTTTTCAGTGATAGTATCCTTGGCTGTTATTTTTATGTTTTCATCTGCACCTATCTGTATATTGGCACCTGATAAAATATTACTGTCACCTATGACAACCTCACTGCTAGACTTTTCAACTAGACGAAAGGCTTTTCCTTTAACTTGCTCTTGTAGTTTTTGATTTACTGTTAAAATTTTATCTTTACCGACACTTTTTGTATCCTTTCCTATGATAGAATCTGTGTTATCTAATCCGACACGAACAGTTTTATTTTTATTTACATTTATACCTAAGTCTGTACCGACTTCAGTTAAATCGTTGCCATTAACTTTAACAATTTTATCTCCTGTAACACTTAAAAAATAGTCTCCATCAATTTCCTGATAATAGTCACCATCTACTCTAAGTTTACAATCACCCACCACAGTAACATTACACCCACCTTCGATAAAAACATTTTTACCCTTTGCTATTATTTCATAATCTTCGCCAACAATTTTAGTTACTCTAGTTCCGTCAGCTTGTATTTCTCTATAAGTACCTGCATTATGATATTCATGTATTCTACCATTTGCAGGTGTATCGTCTATTTCAAACACATGACCGGACTCAGTTTCTTTCACCTGGTTAAAGGGATAAACTGAGGTCACGCCCTCAGGAAAATCTACAGGTTTTCCAATCGGATTATATTGCCCAGATTCACTTGTTCCAAATCTTGGGTGAGGCTCGTTCCATGTTTCTCCGGTATAGTCTTTACCCGCCTTATCAGTTAGCATAGTAGCTACAGACGGGGCTCTAGCAGTGTGTATGTCTGTTGTTCTACGTTCTCGTTTGTCAATCAAACTTTCGTGTTTTTCTGCTGCACCATCTCTCGCAAGTTTAGATATATCAGGTTCATTGAGATATCTAGGAAACTTACCCCTGGGATCCGAAAAACCAAAACTAGGATCCTCAATCTTTTGTTGAGGCATACCCGGCATACTTCCTATAATCACAGGGTGTTGTTCATTTTCACCGTCACTAAAGAATCCTATTACAGCAGAGCCTTCTACTAAAGAAGGAGTCTCACAAACACCAGTGTTACTAGAAGATGAAACAGGCATTACAGGAGTAGCCCATGGCAAATCTGATGTTGGCAAAACTGTTCGGTCTTCTGTATGATAACCAATAATACGAACACGATATCTACCCATTTTTTCAGGATCTACTCTATCCTCAACAATACCCATCCACCATCTAAAATCAGGTCGCTGCATTTTCATACACTCCTAAGTCACTTCCGAGACCGTTTTTGATTAGTTCTAAAGTCATAACGTGTCTGTCTATATTAAATTTGTGATGTATAGCTGTTACAAAAAATACACCGCTCAATGAAGGATCAAAAATAGTGTCTATATCTTTTGTTTCTGTATCTTTTGCGCCTGATGCAGGATATAAAACACTTATGGCACAACCAACTTCAATATCAGTTCTCCCAGGAACTGTCATTTCAAAGGTGTATTGATTCAATCCATTCAAATATGATTGCCTAAAAAGAAACCTATCACTATAGTATTCTGCAGGATGACCCTGAGGTAAATTTTCATTGTCAGTTAGTCCATAGTCAGGAAAAACTGAAGAATTATACATGATAAAAGATACCTTATTTCTAGGATTTCTAGGGGTTTCAGATGGAAAAGGGTTTCCAATATCTGTTCTATAAAAATTTTTAACTTCATTTACATAGTCTAAATCCCGCTGTACAAATTTTTTAGTGGCTAAATCATAACCATATATACTACTAGATAACAGACCGACTTGTTGACTGTCTAACATATCAATACTTTTTTTGTATTTCATGTCTTCAATTCTAGTCATAGCATCAGGTAAAAGATTACCATAAAAATCAAATCCAGTTTTTCTTCTTGGAATGCTTTGTGAATCTCTTTCTAAAACATATTCATCAAAAAGTCCTTTTGTTAATTGTGTTTGTATCAATGACTCTATACTAGAGAAGTAAAAATTTTTATTACTCTCAAAAAATAAATAGTCAGATCCATTTAAAGATTTACCCCTCACCCTTTTTGAAATAAATCTCATATTTTTGAAAGGAGTCCAATAATTTGAAGTATATACTATTTTACTTCTGTGCGGAGTGTCTGTAAGTAACAAAGGAGTGAAGTCGGGTTTTCCTAATACTCTTTCAGTTCTTATGTGATCTTCAAAAACTTGTGCTGCAACCTCATCCGTGGTTCCTCTGAACGTCTTAGATATTGGCTGTGAGGTGTCTAAATAATCTTCTATAGAAGTAAAACAAAGTGTATAAAATTGAGACCCGTCATTATTAGATATTCTATCTTTAATGGCATATAGATTAAAAGTTTTTTCAATTACATTGTGTGTGTCATCAGATAACGTCGGTGTTCTCATTTTTAGCGTTATTGCTTCGTCACCTATTATAGGTAAAGAAACAATTAAATTCAACGCATCGGCTATTACAATTTTACCTGTAAGAGACGGAGAAAAAATATCCTCAAAT